GAGCGTAGGATTTTCTACATTGATGTGGGTAACTTGCCTAAAGTAAAGGCAGAAGCATACCTTAAAGATGTAATGAATCGTTATCGTAACAAACTAGTTTACGATGCAAGAACTGGTGAGATTCGTGACGATAGAAATCATATGTCTATGTTGGAAGATTTCTGGTTGCCTCGTAGAGAAGGTGGTAGAGGAACAGAAATCACAACCTTGCCTGGCGGTTCAAACTTAGGTGAGATTGATGATATTAAATATTTCCAACAGAAACTATATCGTTCACTGAATGTTCCAATTTCAAGATTGGAAGCAGAGAACTCATTCTCTATTGGTCGTTCTGATAACATCACTAGAGATGAATTGAAGTTTACAAAATTTGTTCAGAAACTTCGTAAGAAATTTGCTGTTCTATTCTTAGATTTGTTGAAGACACAACTTGTTCTCAAGGGTGTTATCGCAATTGATGAATGGGATAGTATCAAAGAACATATTCAATTTAACTTCATGCAAGACGGACACTTCACAGAGTTGAAGAACGCTGAAATCTTGCAAGGAAGAATTGATATGTTAGGACAAATCGAATCTTATGTCGGCAACTATTTCTCTAAGGAATGGGTTCGTAAGAATGTTCTTAGAATGTCTGACTCTGAGATGGAAGAAATTGACAACCAAATTAAGGATGAGTCTGGTGCAGGCGCCGATGCTGACCCAATGGGACAGGATGATGGAATGTTTGCTCAGAATGATCCGACAAAAGGAGATAAATGATGGAAAATAATGTAAGAGACTTTGTAGATGCGATTGCATCAGGCAATAACATTGATGCAGAATCACACTTTAACAATGCACTTGCATCTAAAGTAGGTGATGCACTAGAAACAAAAAGAGTGGAAGTTGCAAAAACATTTGTGACTGACCATATTCCAGAGGTAGAAGAAGATAGTGAGTAAGACAATTTCTGAACTCTATACAGAGTTACCAGAAAAAGACGAGCATAAAATGTCTAAGGAGTATAAGAAGTTATCTCCTAAGATGAAGAAAGCCGTGGACGCTATTTTCAAGGAAATGGATAGTAAACCTTCTGATTTCCTAAATACTTTTGATAAAACTATAAATAATGTTTCAAAGAAGTTTAATGTTCCGCAAAAACAGTTGCTGGACTATTTTGAAACAGAAGTATTAACAGCGATTTAGGAAAAGAACTATGCAAGTAAAAGGAAACGCAACAGCACTATCTGCAACGACAGGATTTACAGATGCCACTGCTGTGTGGGTATTTAATACTGGTTCTGCTGGTGTAGTAACTGTGCGTAATGAAGGTGACACTGCTGATGTAGGGACAATCTATGTTGGTGGTGGTGCAGGCATTGTCATTCACTTGAATATTGGTGAAGGACTTCGTGGCGCAGGCACTATGTATGGAACTCAAATTACTGCAGCGGGGTATTAAAAATGAAACTGATTGCAGAACAGATACAAGAAGTAGAATACATCACTGAAGAAAAAGACGGTGGTGGTAAAGAGATGAAGATTCGTGGAATCTTTATGCAGGCAGACCAAAAGAATAGAAATGGTCGTGTCTATCCATTTGGTGTTCTTCAAAAAGAAGTCACTAGATATAACAAAGAATTTGTTGCTGAAGGTCGTGCGTTTGGGGAACTTGGACACCCAGAAGGCCCTACTGTCAATCTTGACAGAGTATCGCACATGATCACAAAACTGGAAGCTGATGGAAAGAACTTTATTGGTGAGGCGAAACTGCTCTCTACTCCAATGGGGGAAATTGCGAAAGCACTAATCAAAGATGGTGGTAAACTTGGTGTCTCTTCACGAGGCATGGGTTCACTAGAATCTAAGGGCGGTGCAAATTATGTGAAAGATGATTTTTATCTTGCAACTGCGGCAGATATTGTTGCAGACCCTTCTGCTCCTCAGGCCTTCGTTGAGGGTATTATGGAAGGAAAAGAATGGGTGTGGGATAACGGTATTCTCAAAGAAGTCGAGATTGCTAAAATCAGAGATGAGATTAACGAAAGTGTAAGAAAGAGACAGTCAAATGTTTCCGCACTTGCATTTGCGAAATTCTTGTCAAAACTTTAATCATTATAAATATGTTAATACAACAACTCAAGGAGAAATCCCAATGTCAGAACTAGACAAGACTATTGAGGAACTAGAAGCAGAAGTTGCTGCGGAGCTTGAAGAAGCTGCACAGGACGCCCCAACAAAGGGTGCTGCTAAAGGCGACTCGATGGATTCAGTAGAGGGTGAGCGTCAAGACTTGGGTGGTGCCGGTGCTGATACACCAGAAGAGAAATCTGCTTCGCATAACAATGCGGCAAAAGCAAAAAAGGTTTCTGGTGATGCACAGCAAAAAGGTGCTGCTGGAGAACAGGGCGGAGAACCTTCTGCAACTAAAATCCAAGAACCTCTTGCTGCTGGTCATGAAGTTGACCATGATGGAGAGGAACTAGAAGAAGCTCGTATGACTAAAGAGGCAATGAAAGATGCTATGATTGAAAAACTATCAGGCATGAAATCAGTTGAACTCAAGGCTGCATACGATGCTATGATGTCAGACAAAGAAGAAGAAGAGGAGTCAGTTGACGAATCTACTTTGGAAGATCGTCTTGCATCTGTAGATGTTTCTGAAGATGTTTCTGCACTTACAGAAGGTGAAGAACTATCTGAAGAGTTCAAAACTAAGGCTGCAACAATCTTTGAAGCCGCAGTTAAATCTAAACTTCGTTCAGAAGTTGAAAGAATTGAAACTGCTAAAAAAGAAGAAGTCGCAGAACAAATCGAATCTGTTCGTGCTGAAATCACTGAAAAAGTTGATTCTTACATGAACTATGTCGTAGAAGAGTGGATGAAAGAGAACGAAATTGCAATCGAAAGAGGTCTCAAAGGTGAGATTGCTGAAGATTTCATTACTGGTCTCAAGTCTCTCTTTGAAGAACATTACATTGATGTTCCGGCAGAAAAGTATGACCTACTAGGAACTCAGTCTGATAAGATTGATGAACTAGAGTCTAAACTCAATGAACAAATTGAAAAGACTGCTGCTATTAAGAAGCAGAACGATCAACTAGTTCGTGAGTCAGTCTTTGCAGAAGTTGCTTCCGACCTCGCTGATACAGAAGTTGAGAAGTTTAAGTCTCTTGCAGAGGATGTTGATTTTACTGATGAAGACGGTTTCAGAGGTAAACTCAATACGCTTAAGGAAAGTTATTTTCCTAAGGCAACCACTATCGCTGAATCTGTAGACTCTGAAACTGATGGTTCAGATGCCTTCGATACAACTGGTGCAATGGCCGCTTACATGGCTGCGATCAGTAAAAATGTAAAGCGAGCTAATGAAAAGTAAGTGAAAACTGGACTTTTTATAAATATTATTAGAAAAACTCAATAAGGAGAAACTACAATGTTCCAAACAGAACATCTACAGGAAAAGTGGCAGCCAGTCCTAGAACACAATGATCTTCCAGAGATCAAGGATTCTTATCGCAAGGCTGTAACCACAGTTATCCTAGAAAACCAAGAAAAAGCACTTCGTGAGGACAGAGGTTTCCTCGGCGAGGCTGCACCAACTAACGCAACAGGCTCTGATGTGCAAAATTGGGATCCGATCCTAATTTCTCTCGTTAGACGCTCTATGCCTAACCTTATCGCATATGATGTCGCTGGTGTTCAACCAATGACTGGCCCAACTGGACTAATCTTTGCGATGCGTTCACGCTACACCTCACAGGCTGGTGGCGAAACCTTCTACAATGAGGCTGATTCAGACTTCTCTGGAACTGGTGCTCAAGTAGGAACTAACCCTGCTGTTCTTAACGATAGTGTCCCTGGCACATACACTAACGGCACAGGTATGACAACTGCTGCTGCAGAAGCACTTGGTGACTCTGCTTCAAACAGTTTTGCTGAAATGGCGTTCTCAATCGAGAAGCAGTCAGTTGAGGCGAAATCTCGTGCTCTAAAGGCAGAATACACAATGGAACTTGCACAAGACCTCAAGGCGATTCATGGTTTGGACGCTGAGACTGAACTTGCAAATATCCTTTCTTCTGAAATTCTTAACGAAATCAACCGTGAAGTTATCAGAACAATCTACACCTCTGCTAAAGTTGGTGCTCAGACTGATACTGCTGCTTCTGGTATCTTCGACATGGATGTTGATTCAAACGGTCGTTGGTCAGTTGAGAAGTTCAAGGGTCTAATGTTCCAAGTTGAGAGAGAAGCAAATGTTATCGCTCAACAGACTCGTAGAGGTAAAGGTAATGTCATCATCTGTTCTTCTGATGTTGCTTCTGCACTTCAGATGGCTGGTGTTCTAGACACTTCACCTGCTCTTAACAACAACCTAAATGTTGACGATGCTGGTAATACTTTCGCTGGTGTTCTTAACGGACGCTACAAAGTATACATCGATCCATATTCTGCAAACGCTGCTGACAAACAGTTCTTCGTTGTAGGATATAAGGGAACTTCCCCTTACGATGCAGGTCTCTTCTACTGCCCATATGTTCCACTACAGATGGTTCGTGCAGTTGGTGAGAACACATTCCAACCAAAGATTGGTTTCAAGACACGCTACGGCATGACTGCAAACCCATTCGCTGGTGGTGCAACTGCTCGTGGTGGTGTTATCACTGCAAACGACAATGTTTACTACAGAAGAGTTCAAGTTACAAACCTAATGTAATCTGGTTTATAATAAGAAACTTTAGTAATAAAGTCAAAATTTGGGAGAACCTTCGGGTTCTCCCTTTTTTATGGGCGTTATAAATACTAGTGTAAAAGGAATAATACAATGGTAGAATTTAACCCACTTTTAAGACAACCAGAAACACTTGACTTTGCTAGTCCAAGTCAGTTTAGGTTTTCTTTACTTAAAATTCCTACAGTAGAATATTTTGCAACTCAAGTCAATATTCCAGGCATTAGTTTTTCTGGTGACGCTGCAATCAACACTAGATTCAAATCCGTTGCATTTATGGGTGATACTCTAGATTTCAGTGACTTGGAAGTAACCTTTCTCGTAGGGGAAACACTTCAGAACTATCGTGAAATACACGATTGGATGACAGGTATTGCGTTTCCAAAAAATACACAACAGTTTGCTGATGCTGTATCAAATTCAGAGTCTACTAGACCAGCAGGCGGTAGTGGAAGAGCAAATCCATCCAGATTGATGAGTGATGCGACATTAACTATTTTGTCAAACAAGAATAATCCTATACTAAGGGCAAACTTTACCAACTGTTACCCTACATCACTTTCTGGATTAAACTACAATACACAACAAACTGATACTGAACAATTGACAGCAACAGTTACCTTCAAATACGACATCTACGAATTTGAAGTTTTATAAATAAATTTGAGCAGATGATAAGGTTGACTTGAACAATCAACTTTTAGTCTCCTCAGTGGGATAATATAGAACAGCAAGTTCTAACCAATCACTGCTCACTTTATATAATGGAGATATTATGACACTTGATGAATTACAGGCACAGGCCGAAAAAGACCTAAAAATGGATGACTTGGAACTCGCTGATGAGTCTCTAAAGTCTGCTTCCCTTCACCAAAAATATCTAAACATCTATAACACATTCAGACAACTTCATCTTATGAATGAGGGAACTTATCGTGTTCTCTATCGTAAGAAGTGGGAGTATTATGGTGGTAAGGCAGACCCAGAAGTCTACCGTGATAATCCATTCGACCATAAAATCTTAAAACAAGACATACCAATCTACCTTGAGTCAGATGAAGAACTTATCAAGCAAAAACAAAAGGTGGAATATTACAAGATGTGTATGGATTCTTGTGAAAGAATTCTAAAACAAATCCAACAAAGAGGTTGGGATATTAAGAACGCAATCGAATGGCGTAAGTTTGTTGACGGTGCAATTTAGTGACAGACATTACCAAAAAGAATGATGTCTATTTACAAGTAGACACAGATAGATCAACGGCAAGAGCGCTCGCAGACTTCTTTACATTTGAAGTGCCGGGCGCCAAGTTTATGCCTGCCTATCGCAATCGTATTTGGGATGGAAAAATAAGATTATTTTCTCCACAGACAGGAGAATTATATGTTGGTTTGCTTCCTTATCTAATAAAGTGTTTAGAGGATTATGAGGAAGAATATACAGTAAGTGAGGAACTTAAAGATGAAAGAAAAATTGACAGAGAAATACTCAATGGGTTCATTGGAAGACTTGGACTCAGAAGTAATGGAAGACCTATACAACCTCGTGACTATCAAGTTGATGCTGTTGAGCATTGCATCAGAAAACATCGTTCCCTTCTTCTTAGTCCTACTGCTTCTGGTAAATCACTCATTATCTATATTCTAATACGATATTATATGTTGCTTCTGAAAGAACAAGCAACAGATAAGATTCTTATTCTTGTTCCAACAACATCTCTGGTAGAACAGATGTATTCTGACTTTATCGACTATGGTTGGGATGAGAAGTATATGCAGAAGATTTACAGTGGACATGACAAAGAGGTAACGAAACCAGTTGTCATTTCTACAT